CTGGTAGCTGTCGCCAGGCTCCCAGGCCGCTACCTTGAGGGCCAGGTCCAGGCACAGGAACGTCTTACCAGCTCCACCTTCTGCGGCTATCATCTGGTGCTTGCCCCGCTGGAGGTAGCCCTCGACCAGGAACTTTCGGGAGGGCTTGTCGCCCTTGACCCAGGAGTCCACACGCCAGCTGGTAATGTCCAGGCCAGGGTCGTACACGACCTCCAGCTTGACCGGCATCGGGCCGTTGTTACGGCGATCTACTGCAACCATGTCAGACCACTCCTTGCGGGTGCGGTGCTCTTCCCAGGGCGGGTCCATGTGGCTTGCGACCCAGCCCCTGGTGAGGTTCTCGGCCTCCTCCATGGTGGCCTTGCCGATGCGTGCCAGGTTGATGTGGTACCCAGCTACCTGATTGAACGAGCTCCAGCGGGTTGTGTTGCCGTCGCCACCAGCCTTGATGGTCTGCGTGAAAGGGATAGGGTTACGATCGGCGACTGCGTCCTGGAGCTCAGCCTCGATGGGCGGAGACCAGGGTTGCATGCTCATCATGCTTGCCGACATGGAGAGCTCCTCGAAATAGAAAGTCTGTGGCACCTCAGGCATCTCGATGCGTACCGGATTGCGTACGTTGTTCTTGCCGTGCACTGACCCGGCGATCCGCACTGGCTGGTGAGCTCGGCCGAAGGGGTTGGACTTAACGCCCAGGCCAAACTGCATATCAGCGCCCCCTTTGCGGGAGACCTCGTCACGTAGCTTGATGGCCTGGGAGATGTCGGTCACTGGCTCGGCCAGTGTCCAGTAGAGGTGACGCTTGAGCACGCCGTCATGCGTACCACCTGAGAAGACGACGGCAGTGGGCTTGCCCAGGTTGGACTCCAGGTACTGGTGCTTGGCCAGGATGTCCCCTGCGTCCAGGTCAACGACGACGGAGTGAAAGCTAGCGACGTTGTCCGATGATCCCTTTGGTGCCTTAAGGATGCCTGGGACAATGAAGCTGGCGTGACCGCTGGCGGTCCAGCGTTCGACGTGCCTGGTCACTTCGGCCAGGAGGTTGTCGAAGCCCAGTGACAGGTCGATGTGCTTGTCGTCCATGAACCGGCCCTCACCTGGCGTGCCCTTCTCTCCGATGCCACGCACGCAGATCCAGCCTGTGTCAGGTAGGTCCGAGAAGACCACGTAGAGGTGGTCCCTGATTTGGTCCTGGTTGATCATGGCATCAGGCGGTTGTTGCGGTTGGGCTTACGAAGGCCGTTGTCCTTCATGAACCTGGATAGATTCCAGGCCCCGACGTTCAGCCCTGCGGCGATGCGGTAGATGGGCCAGCCCTTCTCCTGGCCTTCGAGCACGGCCTTCTCCCAGCCAGTCTTGTCGTACTTGAATACGGTACGCTTACGGCCGGTGTTCCACTTGATGCACAGGATTCTGATCCAGTTGCGTAGGCACGACTCAGACCAGCCCAGGTACTTGGACGCCTGGGTGATGGTCATGCCCTCCTTGTTACAGCGACGAACAAGCGGTGCCATGATCTTAATTCGCTCGGCCCTGAAGTAGGCCATCGTCGTTCCGTTGATCTGATCCTTGGCCCTCATACCAGGTCGGTTCGGATGAAGATGGGCGTGCGGGGACCGACGTAAGCGCCGGTCACGTTAAAGCTCATGTGCTCAATGGCGTCCTCAATTGGCATGTCCTTGCAAAGGATCTCCACGCACTTATTCCAGTCGTAAGCTACGACAGGCTCCATGCCTTCGGTGACACCGATGATGGCGGCGTCGAAGCCATCGGCTACGAGCATCTCGCCGTCGCCCATGTTGTCGGCGAAGTCATCGACGATCTTCCGCATGGCCTTGCCGTGCTCGACGTCGGGGTCGGTAAGCTTTACTTTTTTCTTAGCCATGAGGGTTTGTCGGTAGGGGTTGCGATGACTGCGGGCTTAGCACCCCAGCACCTGGCCTTGAAGTTGCAGAATTTACAGCGGAAGTCCGCCTCGTCCGTCGTGCACTTGGACATCTCGTCAGGGTTGAGCGAGCTCACGATACGCACCGCCTTGTCGCTCGACTCCTGGGCGACACGTGGATCGAACGGAATCAGCTCAGCGTGGAGCTCGCCGGTGTTGCGGTTGCGTGTCGTGAACAGCGTGTTGGGAAGCTCCAGGTAGGCCATGTAGACCTGGGACTGGACGTAGTACAGGGGCTTGGACAGCCTCACGCCCTTCTTTACGGTGTCATTCCAGCTCTTGTCATTGAGCTCCTTATTCTCCCACAGTGCCGGCCATACGAGCCCTTCGATAGCAGGGCCGGCCAGGATGACGCCGTCGATGTGGCCCTTAAGCTTGCCGTCGCACGCCTCAAAGCCGTACTGCCCGCCATCAGGCTTGTGGGTGTGGAGGTCGAAGCCCGCCAGCTTAAGGTGCTCCGCCATACGCTCTTCACCGTCGTGGCCCATGTCGAAGATGCGAAGGATGTTGGCCGGGAAGCCGGTGCCTTCGTCCTCAGGGACCTGGTGGTAGATGTAGGCGAGCTTGCGATCGCAACTGTCGCCCCACATGGAGGCGCCCAGGTACTGCCGCTTCGGCTGAGACGCACGCTTCTCAATGAGAGCGGTGTCGATGATCTGTCTGAAGGCTTCGGCGAATGCCGGCCCGTTGTCGGTTGTGAACATAGTCGGTTATTGGGAAGCTTTCTTGAGCGTACGTTCGATGTTCTTTTCATTGAACATCCACGTGATCTCGCAACAGGCTTGGTACTTGGTTTTGGAGAAGTGCATGCCCCCTGCAAGCCCCAATTGTGCAAGTTGTTTTTCGCTTGCCGCCTGGTGCAACCAACGCTTGTTTTTGCCGGCCAGGGAGGCGTCTCCGTGGACCCGCAGGAAGTCGTCGCAGGTGGCGATTGCCTGAATCTTGGACTCAGAGTCAGCGCTACCTAGGGCCTTGACCTGGTAGCCAATGCCACCCAGGGACCACCAACGGCGGGCGTACATGATGACGACGGTCCAGGCGGTCATGCCGTTGGCCATAAGGACCAGGCCGTCGAACATGCTGATCCACCTGTAGGGGGACATGTCCATCAGGTGCACCTCACGCATGGCGAAGTACTCCAGTGCCTCCTTCTCGTTCTCAGGCACAGGAATCTCAGGCTCCTCGGTCTCAGCCTGGCACGCAGGGCAGAGAGCAATCCGAGCTGGGTAGGTATGCCCGCACTTCGTGCATACCGTCATCTCTACTTCCTCTTCGGGCGTGAGCTTAGGTGCGTTGACCTCAATCGTGCCGTGAGAGAGCAGTGAGTAGCCGAAGTCCAGGACGACGCAGTCATCCTTGATGACGCCAGGGTAGCGATCTGGGTCTACCTTACGTAGGCCACGCCCGATCATTTGGATCATGGTGCTCTTGTAGCTACATGGCCGGAGCAGGACGATGCACGCAACGGTCTGGCAGTCCCAGCCCTCGGTCAGCACGGCGACGTTGATCATAACCTGGAGCTCGCCCTTGTCGAAGCTGTCCAGGCGTAGCGCCCGCTGGTCATCCTGGAGCTCGCTGTGCACGATGCTGGCCTTGATGCCGGCCTGAATGAATGCGTGATGCACGTGGTCTGCGTGCTCGATGGTCGAGCAGAAGATGACGGTCTGCCTGTCACCTGCGTTCTTCTTCCACTCCTCGATCACACGATCGGTGATTGCTTCCTTATCCATGATGGACGCCACCTCCTCCATGTCGAAGTCGGCGATCGTTGCCTTGACCTTGGAGAGCTCCTCCTGGATGTCGCAATCGATGACGAAGCATCGTGGCTTAACCAGGTGCCCCGACTCGATCAGCTCCGGCAGGGAGATCTGATCTGCGGTGTTTGAGAATATCTTCCCCAGGGCCTTGCGGTCTCCACGCTCAGGCGTGGCCGTGACGCCGAAGACACGAAGCTTAGGGTTAACCTCACGTGCCTTGGCCAGGATCTCCTGGTACGAATCGGCGGCCACGTGGTGGCACTCGTCGATGACGACCGTGTCCAGCTTGGGAAGGGTGGCCAGGTTCTTGTCACGGCACAGGGTCTGCACCATGCCGAAGGTGACGCCGTCCGACCAGGTCTTCTCGTCGGCCGTGTATTCAGACGTCGGCGCACCAGGGACGAAGGCCAGGTACGTGCGTTTGTTCTGGTTGACCAGCTCGATGCGATGCTGGAGCACCAGGGATCGGCCCTTGAGGCCATCCAGGACGGCTGACAGCATGACAGTTTTGCCAGCTCCAGTCGGGGCGATGCCAAGGGTGTTGCCCTCCTTGGCTAGGGCGGCGAGGCACCTCTTTACGAAGTCAGCCTGGCGTGGTCGTAGTTGCATGTCGGTTGGAAAGTGGAGGGGGCGGAAGGGCAAGCCGGAATGGAACCGACGCCACGATAGCAGTGCCCCACGCCCCCAGCTTAAAAATAAAGAACCCCCGACGCCGTGAGCATCGTACGCACAGATGCGTAGTCAAGCTCGCCGGTGGCGTCGGGGGTTCTGATCAGTTAGGCGTTGGGACGCTTGAGCCAGGCCGGAGCCGTGGTTGCCTTAGGAGCAGGAGCGACAGGCTTAGGAGCGGCGACGAACGCCGGCTTCTGCACGACGACCGCAGGAGCGGAGCCGGCGTTGACCTGATCCCAGAGACGCTTGGAACCAGACGCCTGGATGGGCGACAGGTAGCTAGCGACCTCGTTCTTATCCTCGTAGCCGTCCTTGCCAGGAGCGACACGGATCTTGATGGCGACGACCTTGCCGTCCAGAGCTCCGAGAACATCCTGGAAGGACGCTCCGTCGAACTGTGCGGTGCTGGCAGGATCAGTGTGATCCATGAGTCCGGCCGCTTCGAGCATGTGGCAGAGGTTCTTCTCGCCCATCTTGGCACCTGCCGCCTTGTCGCCATCCTTGTCATGAGGGTTCATGACGACGGTGAAGACGTGACGGTTGGTGTATTCGCCCTCGCAGATGACGAGGTCGAGCTTTGCGTACTCGGCCCCGGTCCGCTTGGAGTTGCCGACGTTCTGAACCTTCAGGACCGCCTTCGCCAAGGTGGCGTTGGGGATGAGGGTGTTGCCCTGTTTCGGGTCGGGCTGACCGCTGGTGGTGTTGAACATGTGTTCTTGTGTTTGGGTTTTTGGGTTAGTTACTGCTTGTTCGGCAGAGTGGTGGTGATCGACGTGTCGATGCGTTTGCCTTCACGGATCTTCTTAAGGACGGCGCCCAGGTCAGGGGCCTCCAGGAGCTCCAGTCGGCCGGAGCGGTCCTTTGCAGGGTAGCTCCAGGGGTTCTGTTGCTGGCAGACGAGGGCACGGTACATCTCGCCTTCGTCGGTCTTGAAGCTCTGGAGCGTCATGACCTGGTCGAAGATGCCAGGGATTTCACGGCCGGTCTTGGAGCCTTCGAGCTGAGGGCTCCAGGTGATGCGGTTCAGATCGTCCTTCTCAGAGTCGAGAATGCCGACCATGATGACGGACTTCTGGCTGTGCTGGAGGTGCGTGACCCAGCGAATCATCTCACGACCCAGGAGGCCGTAGGCGGAGCGGGTGTCAGGCTTGCCGGTCTTCTCACTCATGGCCTCAGGCTGGATCTGGGACCACTTGAAGCACTCACGTGAGGCGACGGTGATCGAGTCCACGAAGACCGTGTCGTACTTCTTAAGGTCGATCGAGGCGAACATCTCCTGCACCTGGGCGTAGACGCCAGCAGAGTAGTGGCCGGTGGCGTCGGACGGATCAGGGCCACCGATGTACAGGGCGAGAGCACGTGCAATCTCCCAGGGGTGAGCTCCGGTCGCCAGCGAGGCGGCACGGACGTCGAGCACGTCACCAGGCCAGTCCTGGATGGCGAGCGTGCCGGCCTCAAGGTCCACGAAGAGGGTCTTCTTCGGGTCCAGGGTGCGGGCGAGAGTGGTCTTGCCGACCCCAGAAGGGCCGAAGAGTACCACGTTAACCTTAGGGACCGCTTTCAGGCGGTCATCTGCTTTGATGATTTTGATCATGTCGGTTTGGGAGATTGGTTACTTGGCGAAGACAATCTTGGGCTGGGCGTACTCGACGGTGCGGGCCGTGGTCAGCTGGGTGATCAGGGCGTCGTCAGTCAGCGCCTTGAAGGTTCGCTCAGGCACGGAGAACTCGATCTTGAAGACCTTGAACACGGTGTCCTGGGGGAGGTTGGAGGCGATGTCTTGGAGGACCTTGGAGTCCCACTTGACCTTGGCCTTGATGGCGAAGGTAAGCTTCTCGCCGTCCACTTCACGGGTCATCTCGCCGTCCTGCTTGCCCGACGAGGCGAGCTCGTCCTGGAAACGCTTGGAGTGGCGGAGGAGAAGGAGCTGGGAAATTTCTTCCTGGCTCCGTTTTGCGGCATCAATAACTTCGTCGAGATCAGTGAAGATCTTTCGGAGTTCGGCCGTCGTCTTGTTGGTCATGTAGCTCATTGTCGGTTTGGATGAAATCTTGTAGGTTGAGGGTACGGCCTTCGTTCTTGGCGAGCTTCATAAGGATGATCAGTCGCTTAGTCGGGATGGAGTCTCGCTCCATCCACTTCTCGATGGTCTTGACGGAGATGTCATGACCCATGGCCGTGAGCCGACGGTAAAGCTCCATGCGTCCGCCGAAGCGTTTCACAATGGTCTTGGCGTCGATGCCCATGGCCTATGTATGGACAGCCATTTCCGGCGTGTCCACTACAAAAGTTAGGATCTTTTGAAAAAGTTCTTGGCCAGGGCCCCGCTTCTAACGGCGCTCAAAACAAAGTCACAAACCTCTGGTGCGGCGTAAGATATGGCACCCACACAGCAGAACTGAAGCCTGATGGACGTCACGTATTCGCCTACAAGCATGGAGGAAAAGAAGCCAACGATAGCGGCGACGAGTGTACGCCTAGCAACGTATCCGAACGAATGCTTCTCATGGCTAAGCATGACCCTGGCAATGCCGGCCAGCAAGCCGATCGAGGCCGCTACTACGCCGTCACTAAAGAGGGCACTTGGATCTTCTGGTGGCTGGATTGGAGGAGTCATTTGTTTTTCAATTTCTTCTTAAGCCACATGTACACCTGGCGCACCTGCTCCGCCGATGTCGCCGAGCTCTTGATGCTGTTGGCCAGCTTGCTGATGATCGTGACGTTGCCCTTCACGTATCCCTTGGATGGGATCAATCTGTCCAAGCTCGGAGAGCTGGGAGTGGATCTCTTGTTCGATCCATGTGTTAGCCTGATTCCCAGTACTGGGCAGAACTCCGGGATCTCGAAGTCCGCCGGCTTCAGCGTGCACGGCACTCCGAAAAACTTCGCCCGCTGACGAGCGTTGCCGATGATCGGAATCTTGGGATTCTTCAGTCGGTAACGCTGTTGCCTGTTCATCGTCGGTAGCCTTGTCGCCAGAGGGCTTCTGTAATGATGGCGGCCATGTGACGGACCTTCCGTTCTGAGGCCCGAAGATCTCCAACGTGGAGGCACTCATGCACAACCGTATCAAGTCTCTCTTTTTCTGAGCGATGGTTCTTATCGATAACGATGGTGAACTTTTTTGATCCGACATGGTATAGCTGTCCGTCATCTCTGTCTTTCCTCAGATCGCTTTCAACGATTTTGAATTTCTTTCTTGGGCGTTTCATTGATGTTGTCCCTCGCTTTGTCGAAGAGCCACCAGACGAAGATGCCACAGCACGCAAGGAGCGTGAAGCCGGCGATCCACATGAACGCACTGCTATCCAGGATATGCGGGATAGCTCCGCAGAAGGCACCGGCCAAGAGTAATGGAGCTCCCATTTTCCAGCCGGCAAATGCCCATGCCAGCCCTCCGATCACAACGAGGCCGGCGCCTGTTACGGTAAAGACGTCCTTCTTACCCGATTCAACCTGGAGCTTGAGCTCCCTGATCTGATCGTCCTTCTCCCTGGCCTGGTCTTCGAGCTCGATCCAGGCGTTCTCTAGCTCAGACACCCTGGTCTGAGCCTTCTTCCGCTGGTCCTCGTATTCAGATGCGGTAGCATTGTCGGCCCGCTGGCGTGCCAGGGCTACAGAGGGAGGGTCAGCCTTAGGAAGGTTGGCGGCGGCTACGGATAGCTCGCCCTCGACCTTGTCTGGTTTGCCGGCCTTGTTCATCTCACGTGCCACCTGGACACTTGCGGCAACTGCCAGATCGATCTGATCCAGGCTCCTGCCTACGGTCTCCAGGGACACCACCTTTGGGGATGGGGGCTGGGCCTGGTCGCTCGTTGAGCAACCGGCCAGTGCGACCATAAGGGTGATGGTCGCAATACGCATTTATTTTAGAAGGTCTTCAGCCTTCTTTTCGAGATCGTTGATCTTTGCCTGGTTCTTTCGGAAGGCGAGAAGGCCTCCGATGAATCCGATGAGCGTGAAGACTGCGGCGGTGATGACGTAGGACATGGTATGATCCTTTGGTTTTGTGCATCCTGGTCAATTACTTCTGCTTCTTCTTCTTGTTGTAAGGGTACGTGTCTTCGTACTCATCTTTGTCGGCCGACTTCTTGTCGGATCCGGTCATTGCGTTAGACCAGGCAGTGCTGTTCGCAACCTGAGATGCGATCGTGCCGGCCGCAGGGTGTGCCGCCGTAGCTCCAATGACAGCCGCCGCCTTGATCGGAGATACCGATGCTTTCTTGGCCTGGCGGATTGCGTTATCCTGGGGCTTGCCTTCGACGGCGTTCACAACGGCCGTCTTTGCGGCACGTGCGGCACCGACAACGGTCTGGCCCAGGGGACCGCCAGGAGGCTGGTCACGCATGACGTACTTGGTGGCCATTTCAACCTTAGGCCCAAAGGCACCAGCGTAGGAGGTGGCGTTAAGCCACTTGGTCCAGGCCGGGTCGTTCTTATGCTTCTCGCTGAACTCGGTTGGGTACAGTTCGTCCTTTAGAGCGAACAGGGCACGGTATGCGATGATGCTGAGGGGCACCATCATGAGCGGAGCCATGAAGCGGATACGGTCTCCGACAGTGTAGGACTTGCCGGCCGGAGCTGACTTAAGGGCGCTCTTTGCGTAGCTGTACGTGCGGGAATTGACATCTGCGGCGTAGCTGTACGAGTAGCTCATGAGCTGGAACAGCGTCTTGCCGATCGGGCCGTCCTGGAAGACGGGCTTATGGGCACGGTTAGAACGGACCGAGGACTGAAGTGAGAACTTGGTGATAGCGGTCTCAAACATCTTAGACATTTTTCCGCCGCTTGTAAGCATACGCATGCGGCCGGCGTCATTGAGAGAGCTGAGCCTGGTCATCCACTGGGCAAACTGGGTGTGGTCTGCGTCAGGGATGCCAAGCTCACGAAGGTTGGACCTGACCGACTCGGTCACGTCAAACTTGTTCATGAAGCTCTTGCCTTGATGCATCTCGGCCAGGCCAACCAGGTACTTAAAGCCAATGGCGTGGGACGCCTGGAGCTTGGCGTTCTCGGTGATCTGGAGAAGGTTGGACTGGTACACCTTGCTGGTAAGCCAGTTGATCCGTGGGTCAGAACGGTCGCCATCGACTTCGATGGAGTGGCTGTTCATCCACGCATCGTTGACGTCTGCACTGATGGTGCCGACGTGCTCTGCGTACTGCTCCCAGAACGTCTTGTCGATACGCTCACCGCTCAGCACACGGGCGGCGTTACGGATCGTGCGGGCCCAGGTCTGACCGTAGGCCTGGAGGCCAAGGGACAGGTTGCCAGAGCGGATACCCATGGATGCGGGCTCGAACATGTTATTCAGGAACGAACGGCCCATCACAGAGCCGGCCGTGTAAAGGCCCATAAGGTCGATAAAGGTCTGCTCGCCCCTGGTGTTCTGGCGGAGGCCTACGCCGACGGAGGCCTTCAGGAGGTCACGCATCTCGTCGATCTTCTCATACGAAACGCCTTCCTTCTCAAGAGCCTGAGCCATACGGCGCCACTGCTGGCCTTCGTCGCCAAGACGGCGGGTCAGCTCGGCACGCTTAGTCGCACCAGCGATATACCTGGAGATGATTCGGTAAGGGTCCTTGATCTGCCACTTCGACATGATCCGCTGGGACTCAGGGCCGAACTTGCGCTTCATTGAGGAGTTCTCCCCCATGGCCGGGGCGTCAGACTCGAACAGGTCGTTGAACGTGCCTTCACCTTCCCCACGAATGTGGGACATGGTAAGCTCACGGGCGGCTTTTTCGGCGGCGGCTTCCAGGGCGTCGCCCTGGAATGCGTCCCTGAGCTCGATCATGTACGCCTGTTTGGCGTCTTCCTTGAAGGCCATGGCGTTCTCGGAGATGTTGATCGAATCATATACGGCCGGGAAGTAGTCCTCTACTTCGCCGAGCTTTTCGCCGGCGGCAGTGCGGTAGTCGTGCATCTCCTTGAGCATGGCCTTGATGCCTTCGGCGGCACGGCCAGCTGAGGTAGAGCTATCAATAGAGCGTAGGCCAGTGACCATATCAGCCAGTTCCTGGTAAGCCTGTTCACGGCCGTCACGATCCATTGCGGCGAACTCCGAGCGAAGCGGGTCCATGATCTCAAAGAAGCGGTTCATCTGCTTCGTGCGTTCCTTCATGATAGCCGTCGGGAGATCCAGGCCAGTGACGCCAGCTTCCGCACCAGCTCTGGCGTGGATAAGGTTGGCGATCTCCTTCATGGTCTTGCTGAGCGGGAATTCTGCGGCGTTGTCGTGGGCCTTGGTGCTGATGCCAGTGAAGAAGCGAGCCGTAGCGATGTCCTTGGCCAACTGCATGTTGGTGCGGTTGCCGGCGGTCTTCGGGATGCGGAACGGTTTTTCTTCGACTGCGTCACCTTCGGAAAGCTGGCGTCCAATCTTCATGAGGCGAGCCTGGCCGTCCTTGCCTTCGCCGATCGGGCGGTCAGCCAGGTCACGGTAGGTCTTGGCGTCCTCGTTGAGCTTGATTGGGCCGGTGTCCTTCTGGGAGAAGCCCATGGCTTCCTTTTCCTTGGCCATGCCGAATCCGAAGACGTCGTAGTGGTCACCAGCAGTATCCTGGGCGGGCTCGAACTTGGCTCGGTTTTTCCCATCCAGGATGGCGTTGGATTCCTCTGCGATAGCTTCACGGATCTTCGCCATGGCGCCAGCCGGGATGTCAGAGCGGCTGAAGTCAGCCGTATCAAACACCCAGTTTCCGCCGGCAACATTTCGGGCCAGGGAGATCCTGCCACGACGAATAACAACACCGTCGGTTCCAATGATGGCGGGCTCGAATCGGCCCATCATGCTGTAGTTTTCCGGGATACGCCCATAGTTACTGTCTCCAAAGACCGCTTGATTCGGGTCTAGCCATTCCAGGTGAGATGAAAACAAGCGTTCTTGCGTAGTCTTTACACGACCAGTTGAGCTATCAAAAGCGAAGAGCCCAACGGAGGCATCAAAGTTATCAGGCAGGTTCTTACCAAGGGCGTCGATGACGGCCTTATCCATCATGAAGAACTCAGGGTCATGGCCGATAGAGCCCCAGAACATTTTGCCGGTAGTGTTCTTGCGGATGCGTAGGCCTTTGGAGTCGAGCTCTTCACCTGGGTCCAGGATGAAGCCCAGGTCGGTTTCGCCGTTGCTGATCTTGGCGTTCGGGATCTTACCCTTGGCACGCTCCTGGTTGTCCCAGCGTCCATTCTCAGCGTCGCCTTCAGAGAAGCGACGAGGACGGCCGGTAGCATCTTCGGAGCCTTCGCCCCAGTTCCAGCCTACGATTTTATCAGCTTCGGTGCCACGGAAGGGCATCTTCACCTTGTTAGTAAGTTGGACCTTGATGCTACCCTTGTTGCTATTGAGCCACGATGCCGCCTCTTCCTTGATCTGTTCGGCCATCATCTGGCGCTCATTTACTTCCTTGATCTTTGCGACCCAGCTCATGCGGACTTTGCCATCAACCGTAATGTCCAAACGTCCGTTGCCAGTCTTGTAGTCGAGCTCAAGGGCGCTCTTGAGGCCAAGGCTCTTTGCCCATTCGTTGTGCGTAAACTCGGCTTCCGCCGTAGGTTCATTTAGGTCAGAGATATCCTCTTCCTTAGCCCCCTCGGACAGGAGCTTCTTATACTTAAGCATCCGCTGTTCGTTGTAGGAATCCACGGCATCACGAAGGCTCTGCATGTGGAACTGTCCGTAGCGGTCGTAAGACCACAGGAACTGTTGTGTGGATGCCTCGACGATTTCCATCTTATCAGAGACGCCGAATTCGTCGCCGTGACCGATGTCGGTGTACAGCAGGTCGAAGTCCTCCTTGCGGAAACGCTTCTGGCGAAGTGCGGCTTCACGCTTCTTGAGGGCTTCGTCACGGGCGCCACCAGGAATACGCATGTTCTCGGCGTCACCTTCGGAGTTCATGTTACCCCTGTCGGAGCGACGGGATTGACGCATCTGATCAAGCTCGGCTTCCGGGTCAGGGCCGGTTGGCGGAGGATTCATTTCCTGGTCCGCCGCCAGCTCAGGATACGGGTGGCCCTGGGCCCTGTGCTTCTCGATGATTTCCTTCCTCCGAGCCTCCTGTTTTGCCCGGAGCTCACGAATTCTAGGACGGTCCTCGAAGTCCTTGTTGCGAACGTACTCGGACATGATGTTGAACTCATCCCTGTTTTTCTTATCGGGAAGCGAGCCAAAGATCCCCCTTCTTTCTTCCGGCGTTCCGTAGATGTACTTACGGACGTCGTTCTCAGAGAAGGCCAGCCCTTCATAGTTCTGATCAGCGTCCCCTTCAGAGAAACGCTCAGGGGGCTTTGTCGGATTAGTAAAGTCATACCCAGGCATTTCGTCTGCCTGTTTGAGCATGAACCCTGCGATCTTCTTCTTGATCTCGTCACGAAGGAACTCGTAGTCCGTCCGGCCGGCGTTCTTGTGGTCCATGTAGGACACCCTGGTTACGTCGCCACGGTCGTCGATGCGGCCGTGCGGGAGAGATGTGATCGGCTGTTTGCCGTACATGCCTTCGATGTTTCCGTATTCGATATGGGACTCCCAGTCGTGGTGCGTGGGGATGTCGTCCGGCTCGATCTGAGTCAGGCCACGAAGCTCATCGGCACTAACTACCTCGATTTCTCCATCTTTAGTGGCGTACCAGAGGTAGGTATTCTGCTCGCCTTCGGCGTCCCGACGGTCGGCATGGCCGACTTCGATCCAGAACTTGATAGGCTTCTGACGCTTGACGCCGGCCGTCTTGCGCTGGAATTCATCCCTGGCTCCGCCTGGGATACGCATGTTCTCTCCGTCGTCGCCCTCAGAGTAAAGCTTCTTGGGGTCGATCTCGCCGGTAACATCCCAGGTCTTCCTGACGAAGCCAGTGCCAGACCTTGGGTCGGGAATGCGGAACTGATCACGTCCGTCAGTCTCTTCAATTCCGTTGAAGGAGGTTTCAACGTTCTCTTTACCCAGGATACGGTTGATTGAGGCAATCGGGCGACCCTCTGGGTCTACGACAAATAGGTCTACCTGGTCCTGGCGGACTCGTCTAAGCCGCTCAACGATTTCAGCGACAATGACATTAGATAGATCACGGCCACGCCACTGGGGCTTGATCTTAATCCAGTCGAGCTTAGCGCCGGTCTCGCCAGGCAAGCCCTTGCGGGCACCCTTGTCCCAAAAATTTTCGACGACGTACGTGAACTGGGCAACCTCGACAAGGCCGTTTTCGCCGGTAAATTCTATCTTACCCTGGAAGGTGTTATTGGTTCTGTTGTAGTCAATTCCTGCATCCGTAATGGGTACAGGCGGCTTGGCTCCTTCGAGCTGGAGGCCGATAACAACCTTCATGCCAGCAAGGCTCTTGAGCTTTGACTCGGCGTAATTGGAGATAAACCCACGCTTGGCTAGCTGTGCATTCGTGTGGTTTGCCAGCTCGTTGCCCTTAGTGCGGGGGTTAGTGTCGGGCGGCATGGCCGGGTCTTCACGCTGTCCGTCGCCTTCTGACAAGCGGCGGGCTGGGTTGATCTTAGTGCGGACGTCGGCGTGCATCCACACATCGTCGTCGTGCATGTTTCTTTCGTAGCGGTGGTTGACCTCCGTGGACCCCAGGCCGAACACGGCCTCACGGGCGTTGATCGGGCGATGGATAACCTTACCCGTCTTTGGATCGACGTACTCATCAACAACCATCCCGGTCAATTCGGTGACGCCAGCACGACGTAGGCGTTCTCCGAGCTCTGCGTACATGACCTTTGCGACGCCCTTGTTTTCATGGACCCCACGGACGAGCGTAGAGACAACGTAAGCGCTGGTCTCAGACTCCATGCTAAATGTGATGTGTCCGTATTCACGGCCGGTCACCTTGTCGGTGATGTCTAGGCGATACGTTCCGTCCTTAAGGACCGACGGATCAAATACCTTGGACCTGGTTCCGTACTCCCGGCGTAGCTCAAGGACCGTCTGATCACGCTGAGCCCCACGGATGAACTTGCCGTCGGCATAGTTAGTGATGAACCCGTTTTTGGTCAGGGTCTCATCCTTATGGTTGGGCTCACGGAAAGAGCGGTTATCCTGGGCGTCGCCTTCGGAGAATCGTTCCTGGTTCTCCCAGACACTGCGGTTCTGGTCGAACCCGTAGCCTTCGATCTTGTAGCCCTTGGGTAGCTGGCCTTTTTTCTGCATGGCCTCGACGTACTTTCGGACCTGTGAGAGGGCTTCAGCACGCATTTGGCCGGCATCTCCCTTGCGGAAGTTGTTGAGTTCCCCACGGCTTGAGCCGGCGGAAACGAAGATGATTCCCCTGTCGTCGTCGATCTCAATGCGTCCGTTGACGCCAGATCCGCCACGCTTGATTCCAACGCCGGTGTCAATGCCGAGCTCACCCTGGTCGCCGTGCACAAAGGAATCAGCCTTAACGTCTTCACGCTCAATCCCCTCTGAGTCAGCCATCTCGGCAATATTCCTGGCGGTTAGTTTGCCGGTTTCAGATTCATAGTGGTACAGGAACACCTTCTCTGGGTTAAAGGGTGGGCGTGGTCCGTCGGCTGAGTATTGCACGCCATGATCACCGCCGTGGCCGATGCCAAGGTAGGTTTTGTTCATGCGGGCCGGACGACGTTTCATGGCTTCATCACGTGCACCGCCTGGGATACGCATGTTTTCAGCATCCCCTTCGGACATACGACCCCAGCCACGCATGTCGCCGTATCCGTCGGCACGGTTGAACGTGCGGCTACGGATCTCGTTTGCCATGTCGATGACTTCCAGGCCGGTACGCTGGGCGATCATGCCAGAGTCCATCGAGAGGCGGACGTGCTTGATAAACTGACTGTGGTACCCCTGCACCTTCTTCCAGTGCCAGTCGAGGTTGCCCTTGTGAGCCTTGTCCCTCTCGACGTTGGGGCCGTCAAGGTTCTCGCTGGGAGGAATGAATCCGCCGGCCTCAGGGTCGAGACCCGTGGCGTCATGGACATTCACGGCCTCACGTGCGAGCTCCTTAAAGGAGATCATCATGGCTTCGGTAGAGACCTTGCGGACTGCGTCCAGGAATCCAGGCTTGAGGGTCATCGGGTTGAAGCCCTTCTGGCGCTCAAGCTTGGCGATCAGCTGGTCGATGACACGGTGGGACTGGAGGCGTTGCTGGTCACGCTCACGATCAGATCCGTCCTTGTACTTCTGGGGGTAGGGGGCCTGGAACAGGTGCTCGTTGGCGAGCTCCTTCATGCTCTTGGCCCAGGCCAGGAAGTCTCCCTTGATGGCCTCAGGGCCTACGATCTGATCACGCTTGAAGGCTTCTTCCGCACGGCCGTTGTACTCCTGGGCGTCGCCCTCGGAGAATGCAGTGGGCTTAGTTGAACCACGGATTTTTGGAAAGTTTTGGTCAGGATCTAGCTTTTGATTGGCTACAGCGTTTTTAGCACTTTCGCCAACAGGCTCGGCGCCTCGAAGGGCCTGAGATCTCCGCACCTTGTCGATGGCACCCTGAGATACGTCTTCAAACCTTGTAGACCTGGCAAGCTTCTCTGAGTACCCCTTGTCCATGATCGGGTATCCGGTCTTAATGGTGCCGTCGTTCTGGACATTTACCTCATACTTAACGCCATCTACGTCAGATAAAATAGTAGCAACGTCATTTGAAGACGCATCCTTGGGCGTGATCAGATCCATCAAGACCTTGTTTGCGCCGGGGGCAGACTGCTTAAAATACGCAAAAGACTCACGTGAATCCCACGCTTCCATGATCTTGCGAGAGACGAACTTTTTGTACTTCTGGTATGAAAACTCAGAGTTGAACCACTTTAAATCCTTGTTCCAAAGAACCCTTAGCTCCGGGTATGCCAAGAAGTAATCAGGGACGTGCTGTTTAGCCAGGTGGTCTATGCCAACTTCGTCATACTCGGGCCACTTGGTGCCCAGTAGTTCGTGTAATTCCGGGTCGATTTTCCGATCAACTCCGTACTGCCTTTCTCTTGACCGACGATCAACAAGCGTGGGCTCATTGAAGCGGAAGTTGCCGGCTGAAATTTCATCTTTCGACAGAGACCTGCGGTTTTCCGGGCGAGGGATACCCTTCAGGCTTCGGGGGTCCTGGACGCCACTACTGATGTTGGGCTCAGCGTCCCCTTCCGACTGCCAGCGGTACTCGCTGGTGCCGACAGGATCACCATCGATGACGCCCATGTTGTTGTGGAAGGTGTCGGTAACCTTCAGGCCCATCTGCTTTAGGAAGGCATTGATGTTGGAGGTGGCACGTGCGGCATCGGAGGTGTTTGGTGCATCACCAACACTGACCATGCCCCAGTTGACGCCGGCCCGGTCCATCATGGCCAGGAGGGTCTTCTGTGCGGGCGAGTTACGGATGTTGGCCATCTCGTCCAGGGTAAGGTGGACAGTGCCGACGATCTTGCCCGAGCTGGTCTTGAAGACCACGCCAGGATCTCCACCCAGGTGCTCACGAAGACGCTTTGCCGACTCATTTTCGCTACGGTTCCAGCTGGCATCTTCAGCTCCAATGGGGCGGTCTGGCGCCGTTACGCCTGTGTCGTAAGGGATCTGGCTACGGGTCGAGTAGCGTCGCTCGGTAAGGGGGATGGTGCCAGTAGCAGGGCGGACATCGATCGGCATCCAATCCACGTTGGTGCTATCGAACTGATTGTGTCCGCCGTTCTTATTTTGGACGCCAGGCGTGTACTCGATCGAGCGGTACTTACGGCCGGCGACAGCGACCAGGCCACGGTAGTTGATGCCAGACCCTTCTAGGAGGTTTTTAAGGGCGAGCTCGTTCTGAACGGATGCGTCAACCTCACCAGGAATGACGTCATTATTAATACGGACCATCCAGGCCTCCTTGGCACCAGGGGTTGATACCGCCTGGCCAGCCAGGACGCCCCACATGGGCTTGATGACGACCTTGTCCTCTACGTTCATGCTGGAATCCACCATGTGAAGACCTAACTGGATCGGCTTACCGTCGGCACCGATGATCAGGATCATCGTCTGGCCCTGGGCCAGGGTGCTGGAGTAGTCGTGGATCAGGGAGGCAACGTCACCGGCCGTGCGGACCTGGGTGACACCAGTCTTGAGCTGGCCAACAATAGCGTGCTCAGAGAACTGATTCAGGTATCCAGACTCAAAGCCAAAGTCCTTGAGCTTGTCCGCCATGATGGGGAAGTTGCTCTTAGGGGCGGCGTGGAGAGGCTTAATGGCCCCTACGCCAACACGGGTTTCCGGCTCGCCACGGTCAAAGGCGGTTGCGTCACCTTCGGACTTGAACCCAGCCACACGGCTTCCCTTGGAATCAAGCGTGCGGACCAGGGGGTTGGTTCCGATGATGTTCTTGATGAAGCCCTTTCCGTTTCCACGGACAGAGGCGCCCAGGTTGGCGACGTTTTCGCCGGCCTGGATCTGAAGGGCGTCGGCGACAGTATCGCCGCCAACGTGGACCACGATAGAGGTGCCTCCAGAGCGAGAGAACCCAGCAAGGAGATTGCGAGCCCCGGCGGTTCCAAGCTTGGCCATCTGTTCAGCGGTGACCTCCTGGTGCCCAACGGCACGGTCGTTTCGATCCAGGAAGATCACGCCAGGCTTACCGCCGAGGAGCTCCTGGACAAGCATACGCTGGTTGACGTCAGTGTCGCCCTTCGTCGTTGATACGACGTCGGTGTCTTCGCCACGTGGCAGAGTAAAACGGCGCTCGATGATCGGGATTTCCCGGCCGGTGGCAGGGAATCGGCTACCAGGGATGTCCTGGCGATCAAGATCACGGCCTTTGCTTTCCTTGCCGATAAATGCGTACTTATCGCCGGCGATAGCCAGGAAGCCTTCCAGGGTAAGGCCGGTGCCCTTGAACATCGTCTTGATGTTCATCTCAGTGCCAAGGTCCGACCCAGAGAACTGGGGCGTCATGGACGGGTGGTTGTGGGATACCCACACCTTCTTGGCCCCCTTGACCGACAGGGCCTGGGAAATCATGACCGAAGGCAACAACGTCGAGGAGCCAGGCTCGCTCAGCGTGTGGCGGTAGATCTCAAGCGGGTTGCCATCTTTGTCCGTCACAAGGACCTGGATGCTCTCCTGGGTGGCCTGGGACGTGTTGCGGAAAATGTGTGCAACCTCGCCGGCCGTGCTGGCCTTGTCGAACTCGGAGCGAATAGATCCGATCTTCGAGTGGCGGACCACGTTACCGATGACGGTGTTCTTGATGCCAAGCTTCTTAAGGGCCTCCTTGGAGGTTTCTGGCAGGGACGGCTCTGCGTCGCCTTCGCTGAGGTTTCTCTCCCTGAATTCCTTGAATGTTTCACTCTTTCCTGCGTCCCGTTCGGCCTGGATTTGCTCATGTGCGTCGGCGGTAACCTGCGATACGGCATCACGCTCTGAGATCGCCTGTCCTGGCTTTCTCTCTTCGGAAAGCTGTTGTGTCCCCGTTTTGACTGCGGCGCCAGAAATGCGATTCCTACGCATTTCCATTTGTTCCTCAATTGCCTTTTTGAATTCGGCTTTTTTCTTTTCAATGTCTGCCTTAAATTCGTCTGACTTCAGGATGTCTCCAAGCCTGGACTCGGTCTTATCAAGGGAGATCGGCTTTGATCCAACCTCTGTGTCCGTGTTCCTGATTGTTTCAATGGAAGAAGCTCTGCTTGGGATTACGCCCTCAGATCCTTCCGCCATCAGCTTTTTAAGTGTTCCGCTCGTAATCCTATCCAGGATTTCGTCGGTTGCTCCTCTTGTTTTTGAAATACGCTGAAGGGCACCCTTCATGGTTTCATACCAAACCCTCATGAAGTTAAGGGCATGCTTGTCGGTAACTCCCCAGCGTTTGTCATACTGACCACGATTTTGGATCAGGCGTGCCGACTCAACGGACAGGAATTCACGGACACTCCATAGGCGTCTAGAAATCTTTCCGTCATCATCTGTTAGCTCATTTCTTAGACGGAACCTTCCTTCCCCCTGAACGGTGAATAGACGGTTGAATTCAGCTTTTGCGTCCTTTATCCCGGCTCTTTCTAGGTGATTAATGACCGCAAGTGCCTCTTCATTGGTAAAGGTTCTTTCGGCGAGAGGAAGCCAGTCTCCGGCATTATCCGCTCCAGCAAATTTAAGAACCTGATCAAAAGCCTTGTCGATGGTACGAACCCTCTGCCGCTCTTTGGCAAGATCGGCAAGAAGCCTTGCACGCATTTTGGGACTAAGGCTGTCGAATAGCGGGTGAAAAATTTCGTGACTTAGGGTCGGAGTGAATCGCCCACGTTCAATGGCTTTTGCGAACACGTACACTGCGTTAGTAAATCCTTTCGTGTCTCCGAGTGCCGCTTCGCCGGCCTCACCCTCAATGGTTGCAGAAGGCTTTCCCGTTTTGGGATCAATAAAAGGCTCTCCAGTTTCGGGATCGATACGGCTTCCTCCGATCTGGCGAAGCTGGATGTTCTTAAGCATCTCAGCCCCTAGTGTGTCGGCAATGATTTGAGCGTTATCGTGCGTCTCCTGGCTGATGCGGCCCGTTTCGAGACCCTTTGCAAGGGTGGCCTTGATCTGTTTAATGCCGGCATCCTGGGTGCTTGTAAGGGGCATTTCTGCCGCTTGTGTGACCTTGTCATGGGCCTCACCTTTTGCAATTTCGAGTGCTTGCTGTAGTTGTAGTTGCGCCTCCAGGTTGCGTCTTTGCTCTGAAAGGGCGTCTTCCGTCGGGTTTCCGCTAAGCTTAACCTGGTCCGCACGGCCGTGCACCTTGTTGTGAATTTTAGCACCAAGGCCCCACGTTTTATGGAATACGCCAGCACCAAGGCCGAATTCGGTTCCTACGTGAGCAAGTCGATCTCCGATACTTCCGCCGTCCTCCTGGGTAGGGTCACCCCACCCAAGCGATCTTACTGCGGCCGTAAGGTTGTCAGTTCCAGGGACGCCTACTGTAGCCGCTGAAGCCGTTGAACTGGCCTGTGAAATAGCCAAATTAACCAGACCGCCATGGCCCATGGTCTTGAGGGCCTGGGCCTGGGTCATCCCTGGAACAGCAAACCCAGCACCAGCCTTTAGTATTCTGGCTGAAGGGCGGAACAGCAAAAGGTTGGGCGCAAAAGATCCAAGCTTAGAGGACAAAGGGTTAAGCTGTGAATTGATCATGTCCTGATCACTTGGGCTCATCTTAAGCCCATGCGTCATGACGGCGTCTGTTGCGGCTCCAGCCGCAATTGAGGCGGCAAGACCAACCCCCCACCCACTTGGGGTTGTCGGGCCTCCACCCAGGGCTAATCCGCCCATAAAGGCGGCGCCAGCGGTCAAAGCAGTGGGCGTTGCACGCAATGCTTCATTTGCGAAGGTCTGCATCTCCGATTCACCAGCCGCAAATCCTTGGATCTCAGAAGGGTCAACCGGCATTAAGCCTGGGGTCATCTTGGCCGGTGCGCCAGATAGGGTCCTCGGGCCGGAGTATGGCTCCATTGACTGGAACTTTTGAGTACGACGACTCCACTTCATCTGCCTCTGCTGACCGTCCTTCTGAACAAGGACGGTAGCACCGTCTGGGATCGCAGAAATGTTTTCTAGTGACGCTTCATTCCAGCCATAAATTTGACCGGTTTTTACGCCGGTTGGAATACCTGGTAGCGGGGCATTAATGATCGAGTCAAGATCATCGAAGTTTTGGTTTTCCATTTATTTAGAGTACGATTTTTCCTGTGCTTGTTTGATCTTAAGTTTTGCTGCTTCAATCTTGGCCCTAATCACAGGGACCTGATCTGGGGTTACGACGTGATGAACGTATTCCTTGCTGGGCGACTTGAGGTCAGGTGCGCTGTATCCGTTTTCAGGGTTGGCTACGATAGCTTCCCAGAATGCGATATTTTGTGCGATACCAGCTAGCTCTGGGATTTTATGGAAGTCTTCTCCAAGAATCTCTTGGGCCTTCTCAGAGTATTCACGCTTCCCGGCGGAGGGGTACGCACCAAGGGATGATTTGATTGATCGCTGAAACCCCTCATCGGAAGTCATTACGACTGGGTCTTTCTTATCTAGCACCCAGTTTGTAATCCCACGGTCTTCGTCGAGGCGGACGACATTGTTAGATCCGACGAGCTGGTGAGACAGCTCGTATATCGACTTGTAAGCCTTGATCACGATCGAGTGTGCGGCATCCATTGCGACATCAGAAGGGTAGCCTTCTTGTTCGAGTTTTTTCCTGACAATTTCCATTTCGTCAACAAGGGACGAAGCGTGGAGGTCGGACATGATCGTGTCTCCATTGTTTTCCATGGTTTCCTTTTTGACCTTATTGATTGCCTGGCTTTTCCAGTTTGAGACGATCTCCCTCTGGCGCTGAACCTGATCAAACGTCCTTGGTTTATCGGGGCGAAGCATGCGGTTGATTTTGTCTATGGCCTGTGGAGTATTCCCTTCAAGCTTTGGCGGCTCAGGAAGGACAACTTCTTTTTTCTTGAATGAAACAGATCCGTCAGAGTTGACGGTCTGCTCGTATTCAGGAGCTTTCGCCAGGGCCCTGGCGACAGCCTGTTGGTGTGCGACTTGGTTCTTGTTATTGATGATCTGGCTCTGCGAAAGCATCTCTGGCAACGTCTGCTCGCCTTTTAGTGGGTCTTGTTCGACTCCATCTTCGTCTAAATCAGGGTCTGGCTCTGGGTCGGGTTCTGTGGATGCTCCGTTGGGGGCCCCATCGTCGCCAATCGTGTCATTGACGGCGTTTGTAGACGTCGGAACTTCATCGCCAGATTTAGAAAGCATTCCGGCGATGCTGGATTCGCCAGGTAAAACCGAAGACACTGGGCCTACGGGTTCATCTGTTTTTTTTTCGTCTTCCTCGTAGATCGGCTCACCGGTCTCAGTGTGTCCAATAATTTGCTTCTTCTTGTTCCGGCCAGCAATAAGGAGAGCTACGGCGTTTTTGGGCCCGGCTACTTCTTCGCCTGGGATCTTAGTCACGCCAGTCTCGGCCCCAACACGCTGGGCGGCGGAGGCGGCAAAGAGGGCGTTATCCTCCATGGCCTTTTCTTGTCCTGGAGTCCTGGGGCTTGAAGGATCTGCCACTGCATCCCGAGGGGTGGATCCAAGCCTAATGTTTAGAGCTTGGCGGTCGGTGAAGTCGTCCCCGCCCATGGTTGATGCCAGGCCGAAGTTGGAAATTATTTCACGAGCTTTGCCAGGATTTCTCGCCATCATTCTAGCAATCACGCTAGTTCCGTACTTTGAAAGGTTAGCTTTGTTGGGCTGGATCACGCCCTTGTCATCAATTGCAAAAAGCCTGGTTGAAGGATCTCTTGCACCAGGTGCGGATGGGCCAATGCCACCAATGACGGGCGACCCAGGCATGACCTTTTGCCCCTCAAAGGCATCCATGAAGAGCTCATCGTCGCCGGCCTGGTCTTCAACCTGCTTAAGCTTGGCCTTGTTGATCGATGCATTTGTCCGGAATGCATCAGCCTCAGCGTCAGCCCTGGGATTACCGGCCCAGGCGGCGATTGCTTCAGCAATGGCGTTGCCAGTGCCAGTGCCCATTACGTTTCCAAATTTATCGAGTGCCATAGTGGTTAAGCGGGCTTAGCCCCAGCTTTGCCGGCGGCGATCTT